AATCTGATGCTACTAAACTATTTACTGGTGGTAAGTATGGTGTGTTATCTGGAGAACCAAAAACACCTAAAGACGTTATTGAAAGATATTTCGTTGCTAACAAAACATTATTTGATGTTAGAAAAAAGATGTTAAGTCATATTAGAAATGCAATGAAGCTAGGAATTAATCCTGCACAATTAGAAGAAATATTTGAAAAAAGGGGTATACCAAAATCTAAACTTGAAGAATTATTATCTGGTCAATTTAAACCTTTTTATCCATCAGAAAAGATTGAAGAACGATTTCAAGATATTGCAATAGAAGGTGGACAACCTAATCCATATTTAGGAGCACAAGGAACCATGAGAGCCATTCAAGGTGCATTAAAAGGACAAAACTTATACCAAGACTTTCAATTAGATTTACAAAACTTTTTACCAGACACAGCTCCACAAGGTCAATCTGCATTACCACCTACACCAATGCCTGCACAAGAAGTAGTACAGACAGCAGCGGTTCAGGCACCAGGGGTCATGAATCAGGGCTTGACGCCAACTGAAAATGCATTATTATCTGAAGAGGAAAAACAAATACGTTTACGACAAAGAGGTTTAGCATAATGAATTATTTGGGTGGTTTGGTATTCTATTACCGGGGTTTTAATGCGGCGGGGGTCGTATTCTAATGGCAAGAAAAACACAAGACGCACTTCAAAGAATAGATTCACACGAAAAGCTATGTCGTATCATGCAGAAGCAAACACAAAATTCAATCAATGGTCTTCAAGGACAAATCAATAGAATAGAAAGAATATTATTAATATCAGCAGGTGCTTTAATGTCTGGTATGGCAGGTATTATAATTACCTTATTGCAAAAATTATAAAAATAATTATATTAACCGTAGGTCGCTTTAGGAGGGCCTATACATAAACTGTCTAACATGGAGGTTAATATGACAAACATAAGTACATTCCTAAATAACGCAATCGGTTTTGAAGATATGTTCAATAGATTTGACTATCTAACATCAATCAATTCCGGTTTCCCACACTACAACATAAGAAAAGAAAACGAAGGTAAGTACGTTATCGAACTTGCTTTAGCAGGATATAAAAAAGATGAAGTATCTGTTGAAGTAAAAGATGGTGTACTCATCATAGAAGGTAAATCAAAAGAAGATTTATCTAACTATGTACATCAAGGTATTGCTAAAAGGTCGTTTAAAAGACAATTTCAATTAGCAGATTATGTTGAATGTAAGGGTGGTAAATTACAGGATGGTATGCTCAATGTTGAATTAGAGTATAATCCACCTGAATCTAAAAAACCAAAAAAGATTACGATTGATTAAATCCATTCTCTAAAGTCTTCATCCATAATTTTATTTGCGATGTTAACTTTATTACGAAGCGCTTTAACAATTCGTTCGTCAATAGTATCTTGAGCCATGATGTCAATATAAGTCATCTTTTTAGTTTGACCTATACGATCAATACGTGCTTCAGATTGTTGACGTTTTTCTAAATCATAACCATTAGAAAAATAAATCATATTACTACCGGCGGTGAGGGTAATACCATATCCGCCGGTATGTGTTGTACCGACAAAAAATCTACACTTATCATCTGTTTGAAATTTTTTAATATTGGCTGATCTAGCATCAGTATCAGTTGCACCATAATAATCTACAACTGAATCATCACCATATACTCTTTTTATTTCTTCAATAATTCTTCTTACATCATGGGTATAGTGTGACCATATAATAGTTTTGCCTTCTATCTTTTCTAAAATATCCATTAACTCACCTAGTCGACTACATGGTAAATCTTTTATTGAACCATCATCAGCAGTGAAATGACCACAAGTAATTTGATGGAGTCTCATTAACTGAGTCATAACAGTAGCTGATGATTGCATTTTACCATCGAGGAAAGCTATGGCTTCTTTCTTCATTTGATCGTAAACTTTTTTCTGTTCTTTAGTTAATTCAACATAATGTTTTACATATGATTTAGCGGGTAAATCTAAACAATCTTCTTTTAATATTCTTTTAGAAAACGATTTAATTTTATCAGACAACTCACCAAGATTTCTATAGCCAACAACTATTTCTACTTGACGACCATTAACCTGTATTTTTTTACATATAGAATATCTTGCTTTAAAAGTATAATAAGATTGATGATCTAGTAACCACGGATCTAAAAATTGACATTGTGAATATAAATCTAATGGGGATTTAGTTACAGGAGAACCTGTAAGTATTCTTCTATATTTACAATGTTTACTTAATGATAAAATATTTTTAGTTCTATTTGATGTTGGAGTTTTAATTGTAGTTGCTTCATCAATAGCAACCATTGATTTAGGATGTGCTGCTAAAAATTTATATGCAAAATCTGATCCATTACCTGATGAAAATGATTCTACATTCATAATTAAAATACGTAAATCAGAACCTTTTTCAAATAAAGTATTTAATAATTTTATTTGTTTTAAACTTTTGTCTGATGTTTTCCATAAAATCATTTTTTTATCAATATGATCTGGTAAGTGTGTAGGTATTTCAGAGTCATACCAATTTTTATAAACACCTTTAGGTGCAATCAATAACAATGCATTTATCTCACCTTTATCGTATAGAATAGCTGCATTATCTAATAATACCTTAGATTTACCTGTACCCATCTCCATAAAGTATGCAAATACTTCTTTATTCCATGAGTCTTTTAAGGCATCTAATTGATGCTCGTATGGCTTAGTCTTAAATTTATAGTTCATATGTTTGCTTTTTCTTTCTAAAAGTGTATATAGGTTATAAAAGAATAAAAGTCAACAATGAAAATAAAAGAGTATAATAACAAATTACATTACCTAGAAGATGGTAAAGAATTATCTAAAGTATATTTAGTTCAAGATATTCCTGTTGATAGAGAAACAGGTCAACCTAAATATAATGTAATGGGTGCACAGAAGTATGGCGAAATTAAGGTAATGCTTCCAGCAAAAGCTCAAATGATTTTTTCACCTGGTCCATTAATATTTCAAATAAAAGAAAAATTAAAAAATTTTACAGTCGACGATTATTTATTATTATCTGGTGACCCTGCAATTATTGGAGTGACATGTTCAATAGTTTCTGATATGACTAACGGAAAATATAAGTTGTTAAAATGGGACAGACAGGAAAAAACTTATTATCCAATCGAAATAAATATTTTTCAAAACTAGTTGACAATATAAAATTCTCCTATATATACCTCTTACGAAAGGAAATATTATGGATATAGATTTAAGAAGAGATGCACCTGATCAAACTGATAAAGTTGATCCAACTGCATTGTCAGAAGCAATAGAACAATATAAATCTGTTAATGCACAAATTCTTGCAACAGAAATAAAATTAAAAGAATTAAAATCACAAGAAAAATATATTAGCGAATTTACAATTCCAGACTTAATGGAAAAAATGAATTTAAAAACTTTAAAACTACAAGATGGTTCAGAACTGTCTGTAGGTAAAAAGTTTTTTGCTTCAGCTAAAGCAGATAAAAAAGGTGAAGCGATACAATGGCTTCGAGAAAATGGCTTAGGGGATATTGTGAAAAATGAAATCACAGTTAACTTTGGTCAGAACGAAGACAACAAGGCTGTCGAATATGTCAGCCTTGCCAGGGAGCGTGGCTATGAACCTTCTCAAAAAGAAACTGTTCACCACGCTTCTTTATCAGTAGTGATGAAGGAATGGAAAGAAAAAGGTAATGAAGTTCCTGCTGATCTATTTAATGTACTAGAGGGAAACCGAACTAGTATGACTAATAAAAAATAAACTAATAAATAATAAGGAGTAAAATACTATGGAAAAAGAAATAGTAAAAAAGAATAGTGCAGGTGCACTAGCTGCTGTAAACTTAAGAGCTGATGCTGGTAAGGGTGCAGAAGAAATAAAATCAGATGACGTATCTACACCGATTCTGAAAATCTTACACCAATTATCACCAGAGTGTAATTCAAGAAGTCCTAAATTTGTTGAAGGCGCACAACCTGGAATGATATATTCTAATAGTTTTGGACAACTAATAGATGGTAGTAAAGGTTTGGATATAATAGTTGCACATACGCAAACTAGATATCCAGAGTGGCAAGAAAAAGGTGATGCTCCATCAGCACCAGTTGGAACACACTTAACACCGCCTACAAATGCTAAAGAAGAAATGAGAGGTATTAAATATAGATTACTTAATGGTAACTATGTTGAAAAAACAATGTACTTCTTTATTCTTGCTATGTTGAATGGTGAACCAAGAAAAGCAGTGATCACTATGAGATCATCTAATCTTACACCAGCAAGAGAACTTAACAATCTAATTTCTAATTTAAGAATGTCAGATGATAAAGGTTCTTTTCAACCGGCAGCATACTCAGCAATTTTTAAATTAAGAACTGTTGAGAAAAGTGCGGGAGATAAAACTTGGCATATTTACAAACCATCATTGGTTAGAATGCTAGATGTATCTGATAAAACAGATGCACTTATGTATAAAATGGGTCAAGACTTTCAAAAACAAGTATCTGCTGGGATGAATAAACCTAAGTATGAAAAAGTTGAAGAAGGTAAATCAGAAGATATTATCTAATTCCTTAAGGGAACACTTGCAAGACAAGGCAGGGCCGGGAGACTGGCCCACCTTTTAATTTAAATGGATAGGAATTTATGAAAGAATACATAGAATATTTTAGTGGTTTAAAAAGAAGTTATGGTGTCTGTAAAATAGATGAAGGATATATTGATCCAGATACCGGTAAAAAGAAATGGAAACATGAATGGACTAAAGATCCAGTTACCGATCAAGATTACGAAGATCATATTAAAGGATTAAAATCAATTGGAATACAACCTTGTACTGATGAAGGCATGGCTAGATTTGGTGCAATAGATGTTGATCAATATCCAATAGACAGAAAATTTTATCTAGGCGTCATCCAAGATAAAAACCTACCAATCATACCTATCCTATCTAAGAGTGGTGGATTACATTTATATGTGTTCACCACTCGATTGGTAAAAGCAAAAGAGATAAGAAATTTTTTAGAAGAATTATTATTTGTATTTAAACTACCGCAAGGTACAGAAATATTTCCTAAACAAACACAATTACGATCTAAAGATGGAACATTATCTAACGGGAACTTTATCAATTTACCTTACAATGGTGATGATCGTAAAGCTTTAAATTTAGATGGTACAATGATGCCATTCCAAACATTTTTAGAAGTAGTTAAACTTAATTTAGTTGATCCTAAAAATTTTAAACAAGTAAAAGAAGATTTAGTTACACAAGAATTAAAAGGTGGTGGAGAAGAATTTGAAGATGGACCACCATGTTTACAGAAATTAACTAAAGAAGTTATGACTTTTACAGATGGAAGAGATAGATTTTTATATAACTATATGGTGTTTGCTAAGAAAAAATATCCAGATAGTTGGAAGAAGATGGTTTTACAAGCAGGCAGAAAGTATTTTACTTTTGATGAGCATTGGACAGATGATCATATTAAATCAAAAATAGGCAGCTGGGAAAAACAGAAAAAGGGTTTTACTTGTAGTGATCAGTTATTAACTGGTGCATGTATGAAAGCAGTATGTGTAAAAAGAAAATTTGGAATACTATCTGATGGTAAACCTAATTTTCCAGAACTCAGTAATTTACAAAAAATAAATTATAAACCTAATCCAGAATGGAGAGTGACTGTTCAAAATAATGAAGGTGAAAATATACAGTTAAATATAAAAAATACTTACAAGCTTTTAAATCCAAATGAATTTGAGAATATTATGTTCGAACAAGCACATATCGTTGCTCCAGGCATCAAGCGTCAGGAATTAAAGAATATAATTAACTTACTAACTCCTGGAATACAAACAATAGAACCTGCAGAAGGTACAAGTCCATTAGAAGTATTAAAGAAATTATTACAAAAACATATTTACGGAGCACAGGCTACATCACATTCATCATTTGAGAGTGGTAGACCTTTGGTTGAAGAAAAGTTTGCATGGTTTGTGTTTGATAAATTTTTTGACAAATTAAAAAATGAGGAATGGAAGTATGATGCACAGAAAACATCTTACATGATTTCACATCAGTTGTTTGATAAAGAAGATACAGATGATGATAAGAGAGCTTATTTTGGAAAACTAAAAAGATATCCTGGTAGAGATGATGGCGGTAAATATTTTAAACCAATAAGAGTAGCACGAGTACCACTATTTCTTTTTGATGAACCAGAAGAAATTAATGAATCAATCGAAATAGAAAGCGAAGACGATATAGTATGATATATAAATATTATGGTCCTCCAGGCACCGGCAAGACATATAAACTAATATCTAGAGCAAAAGCATATCATAGAACTGGTACACCATTACATAGAATAGGTTACTTTGCATTTACTAAAAAGGCAGCAACTGAAGCTAAAAGAAGAATGCCAGCAGAAGATAAAAAATTAATTTACTTTAGAACATTACATTCATTGGGGTTTGATTGTTTAGATATAGATAAAGAAGATGTTATGCAGCCTTATCACTATGAAGAGTTTGGTAAAAAAATAAATTTACAAGTAAAATTTTATGATCGTTATAATAAAGATGAGTCTTTTTATTTAGGTTTTGAAAATCCATATTTTCAAATAATACATAGATCTATTAATAGATGTGTTGATTTAAAAGAAGAATTTAATTTAGAAGAACATGATCCAAAAACGGTTGAGTGGGCACCCTTAAAACACATTTACGATAACTTAAAAAAATTTAAAGAAAAGAAAAAGCTTTTAGATTTTAATGACATGGTAAAAATGTTGACAGATAAACCAGAAAAAATTCCAGAATTTGACGTTATCTTTATTGATGAAGCTCAAGATTTATCACCTTTACAATGGAAATTGTACGATGTTTTAAAGACAAAATCTAAAGATATTTATTTAGCGGGTGATGATGACCAAGCTATTTTTGCTTGGGCCGGTGCTGATGTCAAGAGATTTATTCAAGAACCTGCAAGAGAAAAAATTCTGAAGTATTCTAAACGAATATCTAAATCAGTTCAACAACAATCTATTGTACCTATAAATAATATAGTTGGTATTAGAAAATTAAAACAATATTACCCTAGAAATTATGAAGGTTTGTGTGAAGAAATAAATAATGTAGATGAAATAGATTTAACAAAAGGTAAATGGTTAATATTAACAAGAACTATATCTAGACTTTTAAAAATACAAGATCAATTAATAAGTAAAGGTTTATATTTTGAAAGTAATAAAGGTAAAAGTATTAAAGTTAGAATGTATAAAGCATCTAAAAATTATGAGTTATGGCGTAATGGTAAAGAATTAAATGAAGAAGATATAAAAGACATACAAGATTTTGCAGGTAAAGGTAACTGGAATGCTAATCATAATTGGTTTACTGCATTTAAATTAGCTGAAGATGAAGATAAAGAATATTTACTACACACACTAGATAATAAAGAAAATTTAGATGAGCCTGCAAGAATATGGCTATCTACTATTCATGCCATAAAAGGTGGTGAACAAGACAACGTAATTCTATGTTTGGATATTGGCGATAAAATATTAAAGTCAATTAAAAGAAGTCAAGATAAACAAGATGAAGAACATAGAGTTTGGTACGTGGGTATAACAAGAGCACGTAACAATTTATATAAACTAAAAGCAAGAATAACAAGAAAGGGTTACGAACTATGACAAGTAAAGATATGTTTGAAAGTGCATTTCCACAAGACAAACAAATAGGTGGGAATCATTACAAGAATTTTCACATTCAACCTTATGAGTTTATTTCTAAGAATGACCTTTCCTTTTTTCAAGGGAATGTTATAAAGTATGTGTGTCGTTATAAAAATAAAAATGGCATACAAGATTTAGAAAAAATAATTCATTACTGTGAATTAGAAATTAAAAAGATGAAAGACATGAGTAAAAAGAAATGAATGTTTACACAGAACTAATGGGTTTATGTATTTTAACAATCTATTTATTTGATTTAATATGAATGTATTATTAAATGAAGAAAATTTTATTTTAGTAAGAGATAGAAAAAACTCTGTTAGAATTAAATTAAAGAAAAGTGGTTTATGTTTAAATATATCTAAAAAATATTTTTTATTTCAAAATAAAGAAAGAACTAAAGCTGTATGTCATGGTCCTATTTTTGATTATATAGTTAGAAAAACTAAACAATCTATTCAAGAAAAAGAATTAAAATTTTTAAGGAGTGTTAATTAATATGATAGTACCACATACAGAATGGAACATGCCTACTGAATTCCCTGATCTAAGGGATGCAGATGAAATTGCAATTGACTTGGAAACAAGAGATCCTGATTTAAAAACAAAAGGATCAGGTTCTATTATTGGTAATGGTGAAGTTGTAGGTATCGCTGTAGCGGTAGATGGATATAAAGGATACTTTCCAATAGCACATGAAGAAGGACCAAACCTAGATCGTAAAAAAACTTTAGAATGGTTTAAAGATATTTGTGAATCTCCTTCTACAAAAATATTTCATAACGCAATGTATGACGTATGTTGGATACGTAATTTAGGTATAAAAATCAATGGTTTAATCATAGATACGATGATTGCAGCCAGTCTAATAGATGAGAATAGATTTTCATATACCTTAAATACTTTATCTTGGCATCACTTAAGTGAAGGTAAGAACGAAGCAAGATTAACTCAAGCAGCTAAAGAAAGAGGATTAGATCCTAAAGCAGATATGTGGAGAATGCCTGCAATGGAAGTTGGAGCGTATGGTGAAAAAGATGCTGAACTGACTTTAAGACTTTGGCACAAATTAAAAAAAGTAATTGTTGAAGATGATCTTCAAGATATATTTAATTTGGAGACTGATCTGTTTCCTTGTTTAGTTGATATGCGTCACCTAGGGGTGCGGGTAGATATTGAAAAAGCCGATCTATTAAAAACAAGATTGGCAACGAGAGAAGAAAAATTATTACGGGAAATAAAAAAAGAAACAGGCATAGATACTCAAATATGGGCTGCACAATCAATTGCCAAAGTTTTTGACAAACTGATGCTACCTTATAGCCGAACTGAAAAGACTGACTCTCCCTCATTTACAAAAAATTTTATTTCTAATCACGATCATCCTGTAGTCAACATGATAGCAGAAGCTAGAAAAATAAACAAGGTTAGAACTACATTTATTGACACTATTTTTAAACATGAACACAATGGCAGAATCCATGCAGACATCAATCAAATACGATCAGATGATGGTGGAACGGTTACTGGACGATTTAGTTATTCGAATCCAAACCTACAGCAGATACCCGCCAGGGATCCGGAAACAGGGCCACTCCTTCGATCATTGTTTATACCAGAACAAGGTTGTAACTGGGGAACATTTGATTACTCGCAACAAGAACCAAGATTGGTTGCACACTATGCATTAAAGTTTGGACTTCCTTCTGTAAATACAATTGCAGATTCATATGAGAATGATCCATCAACAGACTTTCACAAAATAGTTGCAGAGATGGCATCTATACCAAGATCACAAGCTAAGACAATTAATCTTGGATTGTTTTATGGTATGGGTAAAGCAAAACTACAAGGTGAGTTAGGTGTATCAAAAGAAAAATCAGAAGAACTATTTGCAAAGTATCATGGTCAAGCGCCATTCGTTAAACAGTTGATGAATAAAGTTATGAAAGCTGCAGAGTCAAGAGGACAAATTAAAACATTGTTAGGCAGACGTTGTAGATTTCCTAAGTATGAACCTATCTTAAGAGGTGCAGATTGGGGAACATATGTGCCACCAGAAGATGATGAACGTATGAGAGAACTACAAGAAATGGGCCCTCACTTAAAAGATTTTGAAGGTAACATTATAAAAGATAAAGATGGTAATCCAAAGAAAAATTATTGGCATGAAAATTCAACACGTAGAGCATTTACTTATAAAGCTTTAAATAAATTAATTCAGGGATCAGCTGCAGATATGACTAAAAAAGCAATGGTAGATTTATATAAAGAAGGTTTAATAGGTCATATACAAATACATGATGAATTAGATTTTTCTATTGAATCAGAATCACAAGCTGATAAAATAAAACAAATAATGGAACAGGCAGTAAATCTAGAAGTTCCTAATAAAGTTGATTACGAATCAGGACCTAATTGGGGCGAAATAAAATGAGGAACTTATGGCATATCTTAACGCGAATATACCACCGATTTACTGTAAAATTAGGAGGGAATATCTTTATGACATGGATGAACAATATAAGAAAGATAGTCGTGAATGTGTTATCTTTGGTGTTAGCTCTATTTCAGGAAGGGCTCTCTTATTTAACATCATGCTACCCAATGGTGCGTGCTTTTGGCGTTTGCCTATCTCAGCGTTTTTCCAAAAACAATATGATAGAGCCGATG